ACAGACACGTTTTCCATCTGTCTCCTAATCATATCGTAATCACTGGCTGTTATTTTTGAGAAATCATTTTCGTGCATCTCTAATGCATAGTTTGAATACAGAACCTTTATCTTCAGTTCAGACTCTATATTATACTTTACAAACTCTCTTAAGACATATATTATTGATCTGTCTACATCAATATCTGCCGTCGTGTCTAAATTAAATACAATCAAATTCATTTTCTTTTTCCTCCTATTTATTTAAAACTTTTTCTTCCAGCATTTCTACAGTCGCGATGAGCTTATTCATTTTTTCTAGGAATTCATTCATAGTTCTGCATGTGTACTCATCTATCTTATCAGAAACTTCAACAGGCTTATCATCATTAGCAACTTCAGTTGGTGCTTCAGGATGTAGTTCTCTACGTAATTTATTAAGCTCTTCTGTTAACATATTTTCTACAGTCCAGTTATCAGGTACAAGATTATCTTTCAACATATGTTCTAAAACATTTATTTTAGATCTCAATGAGTCTGTCGATATTGTGGACATTTCATCCTCATCCATATCTCCATCAAAATCCATTTTATATGTAATCATTCCGCCTTCATTAAGTTCAGCATCCCAGTTTACAAATTCAACATTGACTTCAACATTATATGCAGTATATGACATTGCTTTTGTAAATTCTAGCATTAATGTCTTAACTTCTGGCCTAATAGATTTCCATGTTCTCATATCAAAACTCATTTTACTATTATCTACTTCAATAGTATTATCTGATTTATACTCAGTGGGTGCACTATATTTATCTTCTATGAGTTTAACTAAATATAATTGAAATAGGTCTGATAATCCTCTTGTATCATATTCATCATGTTTAATATTTGTTATTATATACGATTTCATTTTCTTTTCCTCCTTAAACTCCAAAAATATCACTATGTATAGCATCTATAAGTCCAACATCGTTAAAATTTTGTATTAAAACTCTGTCAACGCTAGACTCATTCAAAGTAACCAGGTCAGTATAGAATTTCTTATCTATGTAATCATAACCTATATTTGTATATACTCCAGCATTAGTTATTGTATTCCACTTTATAATTTCTATACAGAATACATATCCATCCTCTTCGTACTCAGCTATAGATTTTTTTACAAGTTTAATAATCTTTCTAAATACACTATCCAAACCTAGTAACTCACCTCTAATTTCAGTCTCTGTAGTAAATTTAAAACATTTACTATTAGCCACTAGGTGTTTATTCTGCATTCTATGGTCATGTTTTAGTTCTATCTTAGATTTCACTAACTCCATTATTAGTGGAGTTGAGTTTTGTATATGCCTATTAAAGTTATTATAAGCATCTATTACTACGAAATTTAAAATCATGAGCAATCCCCCTCCTTATTTAAAATCTCTAAATTGTGTAAAAAATCCTTCTAGCCAATCATATGCATATAGGTATATAAAGAAAATTACTATATATGCAAATAATCTAAATATGCATTTTTTATAGTAGTTATCTTCTAAAGATAAACCTTTTTCTTCAAATGCTCTTGGTATAAATACAAATAGAGCAAACGCATATGCTATTCCACACACTATTGCCAATACTTTTATCCACATATTCCCTCCTAGAATGTAGACTCTCTGTGAGCCAGACACTTTCTTTTCATATCTATATCAGTACTTCCCATTAATACTAATTTAGATATTAAATCCACTACTTCAGTACTTTCTACTAGAATGCTGTTAATAAGCTTATATTGCATTCTGTTAGAATACATTCCTAAAGCTAGTGAATTTAGAGCAGATAGTCTAAGCTCATCAATCTCATTATAATATTCTACTACATTATACTTTGTAGTAGACATTTGTTCTTCTACTCTAATTAAGTCCATAACGTCATCTTTAATGTTTCTTATTCTATTGACATGGTCTACTAATTCTATATCTCTGTCAACAGCCTCATTTTTTTGATGAACTTTAATCACGCTAAACATACTTCCAATCCATTTTTTAAATCTTTTTAATAAACTCATTTTTAATACCTCCATTTAAATAAAATTAAAAATCAAATAAACCAAAAATTACAGACTCTTCAACCCTCCTTTTTTAAATGTTAACTAGCCACTTAGACGGTTCCATGCCTTTAACATATGTCTTGGGTTAATGGAATTGTGTTTATCTAAGTGACTAGCTAATATATATAATTATCGAATATATAAAAAAATTAATATAATCTCAATATTTTACTATCAGAACTGTTATCTAAAATGGATAATACATAATCTAATAGTGGGTTAGGGAAGAATGATGCTCCATTTTGTAATATAATTTCCCTTGCACCAGATGTTCTAGCAAAGTATACTTTATTATTATAAAGTAAATCTAGCTTACGTTCTACGTTACGTCCTATTGTATTAAATAGTGGATAATAGAACTCTTCCGATTTACTAGAACGGTCTCCTGCTTTATTTTCTGTTAATGTAGTGTCTACCTTTAAATATAGTCCACTTTTCTTAGATTTCTTTACGTATGTAGTAAAGTCTGTGTCTACTCCTGGCTTATAGAAACCTATTATTACATTAGGAACTACATCGTCTCTATTAGCCATTTCTAAGAACTCATTATTAGAAATTGTATCCATATCATTAATAGTAATAGTTGTAGGATAACTTAAATCATATCCATCTTGCCACGTTCCGATATATCCAGTACTATCTTTAGGAAGTTCTATACTAATTACAGTTTTGTAATTATCTAAGAAATTCTTTGCTGGTTGTATTATAGTAACTAACGATGGTTGTACGTAATCTATACATCTGTATATGTAATGAAGTGATATTGCTTCTACCAAAATATGCATTGTGTTTCCTATTCTAGTTTTAGCTAACACTGTTAATCTAGAACTTGTAGGGTCTTGTTGATTAAATATATCTGGCTGAAGTGCTATAGTTTTAGTAGCATATGGGTCATTATGAACTCTATCATCATTATTAATATCATCCATCCATTCTTCAACGATATCTACTCCATCATCTGGCGTATTATCGTATCTTATACTTCTGTTACTTGGTCCAGATTTATATTCATTAACTAATGCTTTAGCAGCCTCTAGTGCCGGTCCAGCATTTTTAGTGTTTACAGTCTTCATATATGTATTATATATACGTTTTCCTGTATTTTCAGCCTTTTCCTCAGTATTAAAATCGAATAGATGTTTAAATAAATATCTTCTAGATTCTGCTTCATTTGGATAATACTCTTTCATAAATGCATCTTGTGACGCAATGATTGGATGACTATATGCAAGTTTATCAGATACTGTACTTATCCAGGACGTTATATTCGCATAACGAGTTCTAGCTAAATCGTTATTAGCAAATCCATTTCTTACATCACTAGCGGAATATAGATATTTAAAGAAGTTTGCAAAATCGTCTTCAGTAAATCCTTTAAACGAACCACTATACAAAGCATACATTAACACTACCGACATAAATCTTCTAGCATCAACTAAATCAGTTCTACCATATAACCAGAATGGATATAAAGTGTTATTATCCACAAAACTATTGCCAGTATACATACGCTTACTAAATAATTCATGATACATTGTAGTAAATATACTATTTGACAATTCTGCACGTCTAACCCATCTTGTATTATTTGATGCTGGGTCTTCCATTTCCATAACACCTTTCTTTGATGGGTCTTTTGAGCTACTATATAGGTCTACCATTATAGGTGTTGCAAATGTAGTTTCTGTTATATACATACCATATCTATGCTTATTTTGTAGTGTGATATTAAGCCTAGCGTACACATCAGAACACCCTTTATAGTAATGTTCGTACATATTATCACTGCTAACATTTGTATAAGTTCCACTAAACTTAGCATTTGGTTTTGGAGTAGTTATTACACTATCTGGATTAGGTTCTCTAGTAAAATAACTTATATCAGTTGCTGGCTTAGTATCATAGAAATTAACCATAGGTAGTGTGCTATTTCCACCATAAGTCGCAGCTATATTATCTCTAAGTTCAGAAACAGCTACTAATTTATGTATTGCATTTACTTTCACATTTTTAAATTTAATGTTACGTTGCAATCTTTTAACTGTGAATTCTTTATATGGAGTTGGTATCTTATTTCCAGTTCTATAAAAATTATAGAAATGGTAGTTTGGAGAAAACCAATTCGCATTATCCGGAACTATGTCAAAATTCACATCTCTACTCCAAGTTCCTTGTGCATTACGTGTTTCATTTAAATTAGGTTGCACTCTCGTCATATCAACAGCTATTTGATATTTATAAGTCCCTTTTGACTTAAGCTTATCTTGGGTACATTCTATTTCAACATCAACATACATATATTTTCCATCCACATAATAAGTAGAATTATCCCAACTTCTACTAACTATAGCATTCATCATACCATTATAATTAAATATCATTTGTACTTGCTGTATTTGAGTTCCAGTGAAACTCATATTTATACCACTTTTTTCGCTCCATTTATCCCAACTCTCCTTAGTGTAGTTTCCAAACTCAGGACTATAAACCCCCAAGCTAGTGTATGTTGACGGTACAATCTGTTCAAAACTTATATCTGAAACAGTACCTTTCTTTCTAATTCCTTCAACTGGTTTTGCGATTGGGTCATCTTGTCTTCTAAATGACGCAGCAACGGTTAAATTTATATCATTTACAGGTATTGGAGATATCTTTATTTTTACTAGACCTACACCTGCACCATACATTATTTCTTGTAGATACATATTCATAGCCCTAGAATTTGTATATGTTTCTAATATCAAGTAACCTCCAGAACCATCCTTTTTATCATATAACACATTCGGTCTTGCTGCATTTTGGTCATTAGTTATAGTTAGTACACGACTAGGAGGTGTTATCATAGCATATATATCTGGACTAACTGCTTCATTTTTATAAGAAACTAATAGTTCCGTAGTAGTGTATAAATCAGGTAATTTGTCAATATCATTATATAATATTACATTCATATTTTCTATAGAACCACTAAAAATATAATTTTCATGATTTATTGGAAATAGAATGCTGTCATTAATACTACTCATTATTCTATCTGTAACAGTTCCATCAGTCGTAGCTGATTGATGATTACACCAAAAACCTAATGGAGCTATAGTGAATTTTCTAGTTTTTAACAAATTCGCTGCATTATTTTTATTTATCACACATCCAAATTTATTCACTAATTTATTATCTAAGGTATTATCTGTAGCCATTGCGTTAGCACTATCATCTAGTATAACATTTGACATGTGCACAACTTGAAACTCAGGTTCGCAAAACATAGGTTCTGCTATTATATTAGAGCTATATGCATTCATATAGAATACTCCACCTGAACGGTCTCTGTTGTTTTTACTATTAATTTTAGACTCGTAGTAACCTGATATAATACCTCTAAAATCACTAGAAGATGTCTTTATAGTTCTCATCTGATTTAAAGTGTTAATCATGTCATAGCAATCACCATTAGCCTTAAAGTTCTCATTTGGTTCTAAACGAAATGTTAGACTAGATACTGGTGAATTACCTTTTGTCAAACCAGGTGCATTTATTTTCAATGGACTGTTTCCGTTATTAACCATGTATGTTCCATTAGGGTTAAAAAAATCTCCGTACATTTTATTACGGCTATCACTAGGTATGTATGTGTATTTAAATACTAATGATAATAATGTATTAACTGGATGTATACGACTTCTCTCAGATTGCCCACTACTACGTGTTCTAATAGTAGATGCTATTGTAAATATATTGCATATATCGTATGCGTTATCTCTAGACAAAACAGCATCTAAAGGGTCATTATCTAGTTTTATTTTCATACTTTTATACACTATATCATTCATACTCATAGTACCAGGTATCATTAAATCACCAGCTGGACGTATTTCTTTCATCTTTATACCATTGTATTTATATAAATTATAGGCCATTATGTAATCTCCATAACTGATATAATTATCCATCTCAGTTAGGTCTGGTGTTGTATATACCTTAGTGAATACATCCCAAGCTGTTTTCATCTCTCCCATTTTAAATAAAGGAGTTTCTATAGTTATAGTCTTTTTATCTGCACTAGCAACGATAGGAGTTTCAGATGTTAATAGCGTTACAGCTTCTGGAGCTATTCTATTAACTTCTGGTAGATAATTTATAAGTCTATTTGCACTAATATTATACTTATTATCTATCGTACTTGATATGAATACTTTACCGTTATTATAATCATTATTAACTATAGTGGAGTGATTATTTCCAAGTGGAGATTCAGTATTCCAATTAGTATCATAAGGACTATCTAATTTTATTACAGTCGTAGCTTTTATATCTTTGGGTATCATTGTAGGATATTCTAAATAAACGAATAAATTATATGGTGTAATATCGTTTGTATTATACTTATCCTTATCATCACCATAGACTAGGTATTCAACATGCTGTCTATATTTAGCAAGTATGTAGATTGCTATTTTAAGCATAAGGTCTGTAGGATTATCTGTAGTAGAGTCTATAGGCTGCATAGGATACGAGAGTGCGAACTGTTTAGAGTTATCGTACAAGACAACATCTCCGTCAAATTGCCTAGTAGTAACCATGCTTAATATCTTTGGTTGCATTACAATGTCATCTTTGAATGTAAACGTAATACTTTTTAAACTATCTCTTCCGGGTTGATATGCAATAGGAGAACCAAAAGTAGCTCCGGTAAACGGTGCAGTAGTTTCATTACCAGAATATCGACTGAATCCACCTGTTGTATATTTGTATTTATCTAAAACTTTACCAGTGTCTTTAGTAAATTTACTTATATCTACCATTTGGTTTAATATTCCGTTATTAGGAACGTATATAGAGAATGACGTTAATGGTTTCGTTGCATTAACTAACGGTATAGCACCACTATCTTCAACTACAAATACTTTAGATTTATCAGAAAACGCAGTTGAGTTTTTATCTATAGTAGCTCCATTTAAATGAAAATATACTAAAGTGTGATTTCTTAATCTGTTATCAACTAAACTTAACTTTGTAAATTTAGTAATAACTTCAAAGTTATACACTTCTCTATCTACAGTAAACTCAAACCATACATTAGCTCCGCCATATATACTATCATTTTCTCCAGTTGGATCACTCTCTTCACTTACACCTATAGATGTAAAATCTAATTCACCAGCTCCATAATTATTATAGTAGTCGTGTATTACATCCCATCCTCCAGTACTATTCTGTAATGTTACTTTATTATACACATCACCCCATTGGACTTCATCGAAATATCTCATATGTCTATATCTGTGAGTAAGTTCACGTATTCTTCCATACTTAACAACGTCTCCTATTCTAGTACTATGTAGCATCTGAGTAGAAGTGAAATTCAATTCAGGGTATTGCGGAAACTTATAAGTCATGTTAATAGTAACTACGTTATCCTGTCTTACAGATATCATCAGATTGCCATTATCGAATTCCCCATCTTTCCATCTATCAAAATTACTAGGAACTCCAGAACCATAAGTCCATATAACATCACCATTAGGAGATTCCAATGTATTAAGAACATAATCAGAGTTAGATATTCTTACTAAACGTGCTATAGCATTAGCCATATTTCTTAAGTCATTCTCATTACGTTCTCTAGTATTAGTAATTTTATATTTATATTGACCAGTAGTTTCATTATACTCTGGACTTATTTTAACTTGTATATCAAAGTCTACCATAGTTTTATCTTTAGATTTAAAGTATAAATCTTTAGTAACAGGTCTATTTTGAACACCAGTTAATTTAATTGACTTATAGTTAGTATTACTGAATGTAGCTGTCTTAAGCTCATTTAACGTATTAAAATGAGTATTAGTCAACACATGTCCGTCAGCATCTTTTTCTTCTACATCAAATCCTCTATTAAATATATCTAAATCCCATTGCCACTTATAATCATTTCTCCAATTAACAAGAGCTTCATTTAACGCTTTACCATGTTCATCTAACGGAATATTAGACGCAGTAGCTCCATCAAAGAATACATCTATATAAGGATAATCCCCAGCTACTTTCTCAGCTAATTCTATTTTAATAGTAATATCAGCTGGTAAAGAAACATTCTTTAAATCACTTAAAGATGTGTAATCTGTAGAAACAGGATTTTCACCTTTAGTTACAGTAGTAACTTTAGATACCTTTCTAGTAGGATGATTTCTTCTTATAAGCTTTTCTATATATGCTATAGAGTCTTCTGAAAGTCCTTGATTAAGTTCGTATTTGACTAATGATAAGTCTTTACTATCATCATACAGAACTTTTGCATAACGAATATTATCTATAAATTCTGCAGAACTTCTGAATATAAGACTTTGGTACTTATTCGGTTCTCTTGCTATAACTGAAAGAGTAAACACGCCCTCTGGTTTATTTGGAACATATATTCTATGATAGCCATCATATATATCCCCAGCATCTATCTTTCCATTATATTCAAATAACATATCTCCATCATCATTTTCAATACGTACCCAGAATGTAGTACCTAATGGAAATGATGCTCCTGGATTTTGTCTTATGTCTAAGTTTACTAATGGTATTACGTCTAAATGAGCATTACTAAACCATGGTTGTTCAGTACGTTCAACAGTGACA